TGGGGTCTACACGACCTAGCCATGGCTCCCGACTGGCACGCTTGCATATATGTTGAATCCAAATTTCCTCCACCATAATGGTATTGGGTGACTCCCTCCGTAATCACATTCTTGGATGCAGAACTCAATGGTCTATACGAACCTAAAAGCATACCAAATTGGAAAGGAGAACCGTTAACAACAAACTTTAACTGTATCCGACAATGCAATCTCGAATAACCGCGCAGTTTCGAATAAATAGTGGGATTCACCAAATAATCGGTCCAAGGGTTAAAAACATTATACAATGTTGAACCCTCATTCCAGTTAAACTGATGTATCTGAACCCACCTATCAAAAAACTGGTCCAAACCAATCTTAGACAGATCGCACCCATCATCATAAGTACCATCTCGCAAAGCATCTCCAACTATGTTCTCACCCATCTCAGCATCTTCAAATCTTAACAAATCAGCAAGTCATCTGTTTCGGAAGAGCCTTAACTCAAATCTCTCCTCCTAGATCGTAACAATCGACCCTAAGTCCCTAAATAGGGACGGCCCTCAGGCCAGTCTCACATAGAATCCCTCACACCCCTTTATATGATCAGTAAATAGGGAATGCTGGTAACTATTCTAAATGGTGCATTTGGTTCTCGACTATGCATACTCTAGCCGTGGTGCATTTATATAGCGCCCCTCATGGCGCTGAGCTAGTCATTCATGGACTAGCTTCGGGTAAAGTGCAAAGGAGGCCTTCTGCCACCTCTGCACATAACCCTCCCAAGTAGGAAGAACCCCCACATAATTGTTGAGCTTATATATATCCAAAACATTACGAATATGCGCATCCCAGTAAGAAAACACCTTACTACCATGGAAAAAGAACTCCATATGTATAGCACGCAACATATCTGCACTCTGTGACTCGATAGTCACAACCTTTGAATGCGTGCAAACAAGCATAGTCTTGTATAAGGACTTAATCTCCAAAGGAGCAACATATGTCTTCTCTCCTAAAAATGTAAACTCTGCCTCCACAAATGAGCGTTTCAAAAAGGTAGCTTGCGAAATATGAATATATGGCACGCTAACAGCTTCCTTGTCCGCCATTGTGTAGATGACGCCAATCTTAGCCAGCTCTCCTACTATAGCCGTGTGATTAAACCACGGTGTCGAGGGTGATACGCCAGCAATATTGTCGTCGCCATACGTCATCAATGCTACATTCTGCTTGAAAGTTTTAACCTCCGACTCGGGATTCAACTTAAAGTAGCAGAAGCGCATATAAAGAGCTCCAACCAAACCGTTGATGATGACGGTTAGGGAATGCCCCGACGGATTGGTACCCAAAAATTGCACCAAAGTTCCATCGAACTCCGCGAAAGCATATGCTACATCGTACGCCATACCTCGCATACGTTGTAGATCTTTCTCACTATATCCCAACTCCTTCGCTATAATTAGCAAAACACGGAAAGCCTCTGTAATCCACAAAGCTCCTTGCCTCTTGTCGTATTTGGAGTAATCCCCAGCCAATATCCTATCAGCACCATGCTGCACGAGATAACGAAACATTTCTGCCCATTCCGCAGCCTGACAAACGGTACCTGGTCCAGACTCAAACAAGAACTTGTTATTCTGAATCATCCGTATAATGGGTAAATAATACTGTCTCATGCCAATTGTCAGATGTATGGGTCCAGCCTCAAATATCCGCGTATCCCCAACAGCAGCTTTCTTCTCGGAAAGTGGCTCATCTTTGGGTTTAGCCCCGAAGATGGGACACGCACATTCACCAGCATCGTATCTGGCCATCATATGCGTATACATCTCCATAGCTTCTGGACCCAAAGTGTACTTAGGAGCACCCTGCTCATTAACCCCACATTGCACCAAGTGCTCACGTTTACTCTGATACCAGGGCACCCCGGCACTCGAGTTAAAGTTGATAGGATTTACATAAGCCACACCTTCAGCACCGTTGATAGCTGTATCCATATCATAAGGGTGAAAATCCTCCTTTTCAGCTTCCGGCAAACCTGACAAAATATCATTTGCTAAATTGTCTGTGCATAGGTTGATGACGTCTATGTCCTCACACACGGGAACGTGAACCATATCGGTAAGTGCACGCGAATAAGGTCTCCAGCCCAAATCTGGTTTGACCTTGTCACAAACCACTCCAATATTGTGAAAATAATCCGCAAATAAAGTTGCCCCGACCTGCGATTTATAAGAACTACGAAAACCCAGTTTAGATCCATACACTGCTAAAGTCCCGTCTGGAATCCACCTAACAGGACTCTTGGCATGCAACTCGCCAAGTTCAAATTTAGTTCTCCCAACCTCCAGTTTAACGGGGGCTAGTGAAGGTCCCACTGAGTGACAACGATCAAATGATCCCTCACACTGCATTGGAGAACGCTGTTGCACACACTTAGCAATCATATCATCTATAGTTGCCCTATCCAAGACAGCAGCAAATCCGCCAAAAGCTCTATCCTTGTCATGCATACAAGGTCCCCGTATGTTGTGAATTCCACCTATAACGGGCCCACTAGCACTTTGGATAATAAGAGGTGCTCCACAATCTCCATCTCGTGTGTCACCATACCCGTAGACTCCACTCCAATAGACGTCTGCTCTTCGCTCAAACAGGTTGGGATAACCTTTAATGCACTCAACAGCGGGGTGTGTAGCACGCACTATACGAGTACTATGCATGGTTATCCTCGTCATATCACCTTTCGCCTCACGCCGCAAATACACTGACGGAAACAGACCCTCGGCATCTGGTTTGGGAGCCAGAAAGGAACGCAAGTCACACATGGGCCTAAAGTTCGGCGTGTAAATTATAGCCAAATCCTTAGTGGGATGTCTATATACTTGACTCTGCTTCATCTTAATATCCTTGACATTCGATGTGCAACCATCTTTGCTATCGAAAACATCCATAGTAAACTCATCGTTTACTGGTATCGTATGCGCTGACATCAAAATATATTGACTGCAAATACCTAAACCCTGCCCAGGAAATTGGTAATCCACTCCGTTCCAATGAAATTTACAAACCACTCGCAACGTCTGTTTTCCGATCTTTTGCATCACACCCTCAACGTTAGACCCAGAACTACACCTAGTTTCTCGAGAAACCTCCAACTTCTGCGTTGGGTACTCAGCAGCATACCACACATCAGGTCTCTCAAACTCTCGAGGTTTGGGGGGTGCCATATCCCCCTCCACACGCATCTTCTCCTTAGAGAAAGCACCTGCTAAGGTTGCCAATAGTAAACCACCTGCGCACATGGACGCAACGGCCATAAGAACTCGTGGTACAGTCACTTGGCGGGCAGCCCTATTTCCAAAATCGCGCCACCACTCCAATGTGTTGTACCCATCCCCCACAGCCCTAATAAAATCTGCTGCTTCACGCTGACCAGCGTTAGTAATGACATCATTTATTAGGTCACCTGTGTTTGATAGCCTATTGAATCTAATCCGTAAATCTCGCACAACGTCTCTAGCTGAAGGAACACATTTCTTATAAAGTATATATGAACCATACATAGCCAACCCCGACACAACCAATTGTGCTATGGGAAGAGTAGGAGACCATCTCACTAACAATACCCCCTTCGCTTCATCTGCCAGAGTATAGCATGTGGGAAAGTTAGAGGCCACCTCCATAATGGTACCCTGACTACCATACCTTGATCGTCCAATTCGTCTCCATACACTCCTTCCATACCTTCAACATCTTCGCCCATAGCTGAGGAGATTATTTCATCCCAGGGAGGTTTATCACGAGCTGGATCTCTTTTCCCCATCCAATTTTGAACTCTGGAGACCAAGCGTGGCAAAGAAAAACCCGATCCCGCCGAAAACGGTCTTGGTTTCGGACCTGCTAAAACACGTGGAGGTTCAACTTCCAGACCATCACCACCAGATTGCAAGTTGATCTCTACCATCAAAGGTTCGCACACACAAAACTGCTTGGGCGCAAGACACCTATCACACAACTCTACTTTCCCTATAGCCGAACGAGACTGAATGAAAGCATCTTGTGCTGCTCTATGCTTCAGAACTAGACACTTCATAGTTCTTAAGAATACATCTAAGGGAGCCTTGGTACACTGAGCAACATAGTACAGAAGACCATCATGGATTTCTATAGTTTCAACTGTCCACAGCCACCAATCAGGATAAGAACCAGGATCATCATGTCTGACTGTATCAGCTAAAGAAGACCCATTCGCATATTCTTCCTTCACGATAGGTGTAACAACCATATTAAACCTACGTAACACCGCTGCTGGATGAGAAAATCGCAACCAAGCATTGAGATCTTTCGTGTTTGTAGTAGCAGTCACTAACTCTGCTTTCACTGGACACATACCCTTATCCTCCTGCCGCGCTTTGTCTGGCATATATGAAATGTTGTTAATGACATTAATAATGGCATCCAAAGATTTATCTTCTGGAGTCTTCAAACTGACTTTGGCTACATCATCAAGAACTATAGACCACATCCAAGATTGATAACCATCCCAAAAATTGGCATCAGGATTGACTGCAAACCTATACTCAGGTTCGATTGGAAGTTTCATGAGTAGGGCAAAATAGTTCTCCACCATATCTACAATAGTGGATTTACCTATTTTGGACTGTCCATAAATCAAAACACCGAAAGGACACCTCCGAGGTGCTGATGCAGCTCGTATGCCCCTAAGTTCCATCTTGATTTTGCGTAACTCTTCCTGAATTCTCCGCACTGTGGACTTCTCGTGTTCCTCCATATTCACACACCTTCGCATAATAATCTCCGACTCTACAAGAGCCTCATTGAGTCGGAAATCATAATCGTGTATAGTGAAACCATGTGGTTCAGGGTTAACCAAAAAGTCTTTCTCTAAGCGCAAACGCTGAGTGCTTTGGAAAAATTTCCCATAACGCTCAGAACTATGCCATAATGGTACCAAGGTTCCAGCGTTCCAACACTGAAAACCCTTATCACACATCCACGTAATGAGCTTGATAAAATCTCCCATCAAATTAGCACCATTGGACCAAACCGATGTCTTTATCCACTGATCCAAAACGGAGAAGTGTCCCAATGTAAACTCCCCTGAAGTACAATACATGGCACACCCCATGAGATAGGAAAAGAAACGCATCATACGTCGATATGTCTCACTATGTACAGCTTCATCCACACTATCGACGGCACACTTAGCATCTGCAAATGAAAATCCCTCAACTTTCATTTGTCCATCACTAGAGCCTTTCCCTACCATACTGCTAACAAAACCACCAAAAGAATTCAAAATATTCGAAATCACATTATCATCCTCAGTGGTAGAGGTGTTATCTAAACCGCAGCTACGGCAAAAATCTCTAGCTTTCTCCTTTGCTTCATCAGGATCAGACAATAAAGGAGCAGCAGCTTCCACCACTAGCTCAACTACATCCGCAGGAGTCCACTTCTTGAGTAAATACCTATTGATGTTGTGCGCTTGAGCCTTAAGGAATCCAATACCAGCCAACAAAATGGAGATATTATTACCCCGCGCAGCCATAATCTGAGAAAATAACAAAACACCATCCTCTAAAAGTTTGAGTCTAAAATTTTCTGAACCAGTGGCCGCCACATAAGCTCCCATATCCACACCCTGAACACGCATAGCCTGCTCTAAAAAGGCATCAACATCCTCTGTCGACATAGTTTCCCATTCGACCGACCCATCTACCTTATCTTCTCCACTATTGTACAAATGCCGTGGCTTAGGGGGCTCATCGCCAAACTTCTCTCGCAACAATTCTATCGCCCTTCTGAAACACTGTCTCTTACGCTCTGCATGAACACCATCTGGTTCTCCGTAACAATAAAAATCATCATGATAAGAGAAGATAATACCAGTTGGGTGATCAGTACCGCTCACGTCTTCAACATATCTAAATCCAGCAAGTGCATCCAAATCATGTCCATAGTATTTCAAGATCAGCTCTGCAAACTCCATCTCATCTTCGTAAGTATAATTAAAATCCAATTTCTCACGAATCCTCTGATATGCATCTGTTTTAGCCAACATCTTAGACACATGCCAACCACTCCATTCCACTAAAGAATCTAAGTGGACGTTGCCTTCACTAACAAATTCCTCCTCAGCAGTGTAACGAGCACAACATTGAAATAGTACTCTGTCACCTGTAGAGCGCATTTTATAGTAACTCTTAATCGCGTGACGAACTCCTAAAGAATCTCCCACTTCGTGATTTCGTGGACCTCTATCTTTACTCCGACTTTTTGCTGACAGATTCGTCATCTTAACAACAAATTCGTTCATAGCCTGCACAGGGTTCGTACCTGAATCTCTAGTAGTCAAGATAACGACGCGTATTTTATCTAAACGCGCCTTTTTCTCAACTTCCTCTCCATCGGCGAAAATAATACCCTGAACTCGCATCTCATCTTCATCATACCACGACGTAGGACGAAAAATTTTCTTCTGTCTCTCGGTACGATGTGCCATCGGCTTCTTAAGTTGATCCAAGAAGCGCACACCAGCTGCAAAGCGCAACCACCGCATCTCCATTAACCTACTTCGTAACGCCTTCGCTTTCTGGGCAATACGCGTAGCTATAACCTTATCCACCTCAGAACCCCAATCAATAACCACAACATTATCCGCACCATCAAATCTAGTGCGAAATTTTCGCTGCGGCCACTTGCCAAATTCATATCTATCCCGCATACACCTGCGGGAAAAGAAACAACGCAATTCGCGATCTTCTATCTCGAATTGCCCCCTCTCAGTGCAATCAAAACTTGCTTTCTGAGGTGCAACATAATGGGGAATCCAAGCATCATCAACCCATTCCAACATGATATCCTCCGCTTTGCCTTTGTTATTCGCTTCCGTTGAAGCACGCCCGGCTGGGCGATGTGTCCCGTCCGCCAAGTGTGGCGTCTCTAGAATGCTTGCGCTCTTTGAGACCTCCACAGTTGGTGCTTTCGCATAGG